CCTTGAGCAGTTTCACTTGCTGCTTGAGCAGTCTCAGATAAACCTTGGGCTGTTTCACTTGCTGTCTTAGCTGTTTGCGAATCATCTTTTGCTGATTGAGAAGCATCTCTTGCATTTTCTGACAATTCTTGTGCATTTTCTGAAGCTATTTTCGCAGCAATAGAATCTTCTTCTGAAGACTGAGCGTTATCTTCAGACACTTTTGCAGCATTTTGTGAAGCTAAAGTTTGCTCTTCTGTTGCTATAATTGCTGCAGTATTATCATTTAAATTAGTAATTATTTCTATATTGTCAGCAACTGATTTTACTACATCGTAAGAAGTTTGAGTTAACTCTCTATCGATAGTTGCTATGTTTGAATTAAAAGAACTTATCTTTCTTCCCATTATACAAAACCTCTGTCGTCAAAAGTGTAAGACTGTAAATCGTCTGGTAACACTAAACCTTGTTCGATTAGCCTACTACAACTTTGATCAAATCTAATGTAGTGTGTATTGTTTTGTTCTTTAACATCCGCAGTTATTGTTGCATGACCACGATAACCAACGTAATGCAAAAGAGCCTCTAGTAATTGAGGAGGTAACATTAGTTCGCTAGTTACATCAGTTATAAACAAAGGAGAAAGTCTATAAATTATGCTTAATCTTTCTCCTGGTGATATGTTAGCAATTTGTATTGAATTATAAGTAGGAGTAGATATGCCTAAAGCGTCTTTTTCATCGTTTATATTTAGTTGTTCACCAAACTCGTCGTAGCAATCATTAACTACCATAAAATTTCCAGCTGATCCCATACTAACGTCACTGTCGCTTCCGTCTAGCATGTACGTGCTTTTACCTTCAGACATAGTAAGAATAGCTTCATCTTGATTAAGAGGAAATCTTTTGTACAGTTCTAACATTCCTAAATTTATAAACCCTAAAATTGAGTCATTGTCATTTTTTACAGCAAGCTGTCTTAGTTCACTGTTTTTAGCTAATGTGATAACGTCGCTAATTAACATTAAAATACCTTCCTAATTTTTTGCATATTACCACATATTAAACTAAAAAACTGTACTGTTAGTTTCATTATCAAAGTCATCAAAATCGTCAACGTAAGCAAAATTACCTTCTTCGTTTTCTGTATAAGTAACTGCAATTTCTTCGCTAGGTTTAAATGGTTGCATTACAGCAAGCATAGACATACAGTCTGCAGCATCATCGTGCCTAGATTTAAAGCCTCTTCGTGTAACGTAACGCAATTCTTCTAACATTTCCACCATTAAAACTGTTTCACGCATTTCTTCTGGAAACCAAACTTTTTTAGCTGTAATAGCTGGCAAGAATGTAAGAAACCTAATTATTTTTTTAAGTACTGGTCTAATGCCTTCTATTTTACTGCCTAAATCTTTTGCTAAGTTAAAGAATACGTTGTTGTCTAACATTTTTTCTTTAATCAAAGATATAAAACCATTTTGCTGACCAGATATTTCTATGCCTACATCTAAAGGTTTATACATAGTTACAAATCTAAATAAATCTTTAAGATTTTGAGCCATAAGCTGACGTTTACATAAACCATCAACAAGTAGCCATTCTCCGTTGTTAGTATAAGCCCAAACACATATAACACTAAAATCAGCAGTTTTCTTTTCGCTAGTTGCAAAGTCTGTAGTTATGTAAAAATTGTAACGACTTTTATTTTTCATTACGTCTTTGCGGCTATACCAAACTATATCGTCATCTTGAACTAATCTGTCTTCATCACTAACAATTCTTAGCATAAGCTCTTGGTCAAACGAAGCAAGCTCATCGTCTTCTTTAAGACTTTCGTACTCGTGTTTTACAAACTCATAAGGAAATCTGTCTTCCCAGGCACCTTTAAACTCTTCTTTGCTGCAAGGAAATTTTTCACAGATAGGATAAACACTTGAGTTCCACGATTTGCTGGCTGCTGCACTGTACAGAGGATCTTGCTTATTAAATGGTGTACCTGTCCAGTTAATCATGCGCTTTTTAGGGTGCATTGCTTGTCTAGCAGCACGGTATATGATTTTCTTAATGTCTTCTACAATAGTAGGCGATTCAGCATTTTTATCTGACATTAAATCGTCAAACGCACACCATGTGGGTCTTTGACCGTATTCTTTAAATCCACGTACTCCAGTACTGGCACCAAATCCTCTTACACAAAACTTTTTACCATCTACGTTAACAAACTCCCAACGTACATCAGTAAACCTAGTTTCCCGTGTTAAATATTTCTGCAAGAACGGTGAGTTGTTGTAACGAAACTCTAAGTTTTGTCTCATTGATTTAACACCGTTATCAATAGTGTCACCAATGTACATAGCTACATTTACTTCACCAAAATCTGCAGCATCACCATAAACAGCAATGTACAAAAACATGTATTCGTGAATAGCTGTAGTCTTAGCACCTCCACGAAAACACACAAAAAGGTTTTGCCTGGCTTTAGTAAGCTGATCTAGCATATCGTAATGGAATAGTGGTGATGTGTTTTCTTCACCCATAGAACCGTTTACAAGCTTAATAAAAGCAACAAATTTCATAGCAAATTTAGTAGGAACGTAACCTTTGTCAAAACGACCGTAATCAATAGTAAGCAGTATTTGTTCAAGATCTTTTTTAGCTTCTATAATTTTTTCTGCCATTAAAAACTCCACTTCTTAGGCTTAGGAACATCTTCTGATTCTATTTCTTTATTATCAAAATAAGGTTCGTAATCAGAGTCTATGTCTTCAAATTCTATGTCTTCAATATCTTCATCAATTACTATTTTAGCTTCAATAATACTTTTTAAGTTTACTCCAGCTTTAGCACTCTGCAATTCTTGAATTGCTAGTTTTTCTGTAGCTTCTCTTAACTGTTGTATAGCTGATTTAGCTCCATCATCAACTTTTACGCTAATAACGTGATCTTCAGTAGGTTTTAACTCTCTAATAAGAGTTTCAGAAGCTTTTTGTCTTACAAACTCTGATTTACCGTCTCTCATTAAAGCAGCTTGTGCCAATATTGCTTCATGCAACAAATGACGATGAATTAAATTTACTGGTATACCTGCAATTTTGCGTATTTCGTTAACTAACGCAGTGCTATTAAATCTAGATGCTTCGCCTCGAATGTCATCTTTTGTTTGTCCACGATCAAGTCTTCGTTTTAACCTTTCAGGAAAAACTTTAGAATAAGAATCAGTTATGTTGTTTCCTGCTTCTAAAAGAGTAAAGAACTTAATAGCTGACATATAACCAACAGATGTGTATTTGCTGTTAGTACTTAGTATATTTAAGTGATCTCTGTAACAGTCAAGAAACTCTTCACCGTATTCAGGGTCTTTAGAAAGTTTTTCTAACTCGTCTACAGTACCTTGATTAATCATGTTTTTTTGTTTTGGAGACAACTGTGACTGCAAAACTCCTAAGTCTATTTTAGCTGCTTTAGCTTCATAGGTACTTATTGATGATGCCATAAAATTCCTTAAAAATGTACGTCTTCGTTTATATCAAAATTATTGTCAGCTTTTGAACAAATATAAGCGTAATCTTTACTGCTTATTTTTCTTTTGCCTTTTAACAAAATTGAGTAATCAATATTTTTGATATAATCAATAACTTGTTTGTCATCTATATTTGCAAACATTTCTTGTCTACCAGATACTTTTTTGTCTGGTACCCATTTAAATTCTTTTAATAGTTTATGGATGTGTTTTTCTAAAAGAGCAGGAACACCTGTTTCAAAGTCTAATTTAAGGCGAGCAGTAGGAACATACCGATATTTTATAAACCAGGAACGAAGTATTTCCATCATACGGTCAACAGATCTAGGGGTATGTGTCATCCCTATTTTATGTATTACTTGCCCAGTATTTAAGGTTAACTCAATAATATAGAGCCTCCCAGTTTGGGGAGACTCTTTTATACGTTTAAAAAACATTAATTAAATTACGCCTTTAAGGTAATCATCAACAGTTACTATTTTAATTGGTTTTGGGTCAAGATTTAATACTTTTGCTTTTATCATTAAAACATTGTTAATTTTAGCGTTAAGTATTCTGTGAAAACCATCCGCTACTGTTCCATCAGAAAAAAGAGTAATTGGGTAATCTTGTTTAATACTGTTTATTTTTACAATATGATCAACTAAATTTTGACAGGTAAGTGTAGTATTATTCATTACCCAAAAATTGTTTTCTGTTAATTCAGGCACTAAAATTTTGTTTACACTACCTGCACAATTCCAAAAATCAGATACTTTGTAAATAAACAAATTTTTGCCTACTTTACGAGCGGTAAATTCTTCTGGCATTAAGAATAAGACTCTAGCCAACGTTTTGTAACAATTCCGTCTTTATCTTTATGTTCACTAATGCAAGTACTTGCTACAAAAGTAACTGCTTCAGCACAAGAATAAGAACCGTCAGGGTTTCTTTGCTGAGTAGTAACTTGCACTACACACCCATTTCCTGTGTCCATAGCTTTAGTGCTTTTCATCCAACCTTCTTTAACACTAGAAGCTTTGCTTAAAAGTTTAAATAAATCATCACCAAAAATTACAACATCGCTAACGTTTTTACGGCAACCGTCTTGATCAGTATTGCTAAGTGTTTTATCTTCATTTTCTGCAACAACTGAGTAACCGTCGTCAAATTGTTTTTTAGGACTCCAACTAATATAGCCTTTGTGTGCATGATGGTTAGGTTTACTTCCATCTAAGTATTCAACTAAGTAGCCTTCGTCAGAACCGTCTTCATCTTCTGGCAATTTCCAATTTCTGTAATTATTATAATGTAAACGAGTCATTACAAATCGTATAACTTTTTTGTGTGATTGATAAACTACTGGGTATATTTGCATGTTATAGCCCTGCTTTATAAAGTTTTTCACGTAACAAATAGCCTTCTAAGCCCCATATTTTTTCGACTGCATTGCCTCTAGCAATTTTGTTGCCTATATCTTTGTCGTAGTTTTCAGGACTAGCACAAGCACTTTCACCAGTAACAGTAAAACCATTTTCAAGAGTCAGCACACAAATAGTTAACACATCAGTAGCTTTAATAAAGTCTTCTTTTGCTATTTTTTCTTCTATTTGACCAGGTGTAACACGAGGAGCTGTTAAACCTTTTGCTACAATTTCTGCTTCAATTTCTATATCGTTAGACATTTGTAAATCCTGTTTAAAGGTTGTTTAAAGTTAGAATATACACTATGTACTTTATGTAGGCAATACTACACATCAGCAGTGTAAATATTTTAATTAAGAATACTTTATTGCTAAACTGATTATTGACAATCCTACTAAAATTAACAACATTATATGAGAACGACAAACATCAGTCTTTAATTCGTTTTTAGTTTTATCTCTTGATTTTACACTAATAAATTTATCGTTTTTATTAAACTCAATTTTGTGAACTGAGCACATAATTTTTCTAAACATCACAATCTCCCCATTTTTTAAATAATATAGCACCCTTAGTTTTACTGCCGTGACGAAGTAAACTAGGGGACAGCATGTATATGCCATTTTGTATTTTTTTAAGCATGTTACGTTTATACAGTTTTTGAAATAACGTAGATACAGTAGGAACAGTTGTATTGCATTCTTTTGCTATAAAAGAAAGTGTACCTATAATACGATTTTGGCTATCTTTATTTTTAATAAGCCAAGAAAGAACATTATTAGTAGCGGTACCCGCAACACCTATGTATTCAGCTAACATTTTTGCATAAGCACGTTCCCAATAGTCTTTAGGTATTTGTTCAACAAAAATATCAGCAGAAACAGCTTCTCCTGTTCTTTTATTAATCATTATGTATTCGTCTTCGTTACTCATTTTTTTAACCAGTTATTCTTTATGCCTATACCCCAGGCATATGTATAAAATACACACAAAACAGTAATGCCGTATTGTTCCGAAGAATAAGCTGAATAAAACCAAAAAGGTTGGCCTGCCATACCAAACAAACAAGCGTATTTTTTCCAGTGCTCTCTATCTTTTTGCTGTGTAAGCCATATTGCTACAATTCCGGTAAAAGCTATTGCTATTTGATCTATCATTAATTACTCAGTTTCTTCTGTTTTTTCGGTAAACACTATTTGGTAGATATGTCCTAAATTAGCAACGTTTATAAGCAATTCATCTGAAATTTCTATTTCAAATTCTTCTTCAATTTGCATTAACAGTTCTAACTCGTCAAGTGAGTCCAAACCAAGATCTTCTGCTAAAAGAGTTTTTTCTGAATAGTTTTTTGCTGGGTAGGTGTCTCCAGCGTACTCTTGTACTATTTTGTTGATAATGTCTTTGTAAGTGTTCACTGGTACAACTCCTGTGCCTTTACAAGTAGGGCAATTATTAGCTAATCTTGCGTTTGTAACTGAACCTATTTGTCCTGTGTAAACACCTTTATAGTTACTTGCAGGTTTAAATGTCATTTATTTTCTATCATATATTTAGAGGAAACAAGAAGTTCTATTGCTGTAGCGTAACAAATTACTTCTTGAGGACTAGAATTTTCTAATTTATCAAGCAATTTTAGTATAGTTGCAGATAACTTAGATTCTATTGATTCTTTATTATTTATTACTGCAAGAGTAGGTGTTGCCATTATATTTTATCCAATTCTGTGGCTGATCTGATTAACAGTACTGCTGCGTTACTCATTTGAACTGCGTCTTCTGGAGGCATGTTTGTTGCTCTATCTGACAGTATACCTGCTGCAAGAATAATTTTTATTTGTGTTTCTCGTTTAGCTTTTTTTAAC